CTGTTCATAGACAGTATCGTGCCCATGAAGCCTAATGAGTTTAGCGTTGATATCGAAAGCGTCCATTTTACTAACCGAGGGAGAGGAGGACTATTCCTCCCCTCCCAACTAGAGAATTACGCCGCGTGTGGATGCCACATTCCTGACTGCTGCGAATAAGTCAGTAACATAGCACGACCAACAACCGCAGTAAAAGCCAATGCGATTGGCCTGTTTACAGCAGTTGCGACTCCACCAGTTGCACCAGTAAATGCACCTGTTGGAATGAAGCAAATGGTTCCTGCAAATCCCGGCCACGGAAGTGGGATAAGAGTTGCAGCCAAAGCACCGCTCATAGTTGTAATATAAGCAGTTGGAACATTCTGCACACCTGCTGCAGAAGGAACGATGTTGAGATTTTCAATCGACGGCCACTTTAATGGTGTACCGGGAGATTGAAAAGCGAGGAAATCCTGTTCACCGGGCATCTGATTCTCCTGAAGAATTGCGTTTATGAAAAAGGGGCGATGTTCTGCCCCCTATTCAATTACGCAGGAATATAACCCGTTGGAACCGCGAGATTGTAGATGTAGCTCTGCGCGGCCGGATTATCGGTATAGAGATTCCACGACGCAACAATGTAGAAAATCTGCGACGTAGCAACTCCGCCAGAAGGTCCGCGCATTTCAAACATACGCCGACCATCAACCTCATAGAACCCAGCAGGATGAAGCTCTGCACGGCCCCATGTTTCCATCTTCATGATGTCAATGCGCTTTTTGTCATGCGAATAGTCCTGCTTGACAGGTGCGCCAGCCATCCTGATGTTATCCGAGAAGTAGAGATTCAGAGCTTCATCTGAAGCCTGCTTCTGGATAATTGAAACGAGCTGACCTAAGTCCTCGTAAGCCTGAACCTGACAAGGATGCATTCTTGCTTGCAACTTTGTCCGTTCATTAATACCTACGCGGTCCCCGATGAGATTGATTGCCAATCTCGGGAATGGAAGTGCAAGTGCAGCACCACCAGCATCAACACCGTTTGCACGAATTTCCGGTGTGGTTGCACGGTCATATCCAAGCCACAGTCCAACTGAAGAATTGGAAATGTGATATGGAATACCGAACAAACCTGTCGGAGTTGGACCGTTCAGACCTTCTGGAGTAATAACATCTCCAGCAACCAAACCCGCTACTGCCGGTAATACTCTGATAATAGCAGTATTAACGTCGTAGTAAACGATTTTGGACGGAGTTACCGTTTTCTGAGTAGTCTGAGCAGCGTTGTAGAAGTTAATACGCTGACCAAACCGAAGTAGACGAATTTCGTAGCCGTCAGCAGTGAGCTTCAGCTCTGTCGTTCCACCCGGATCTGCTCCGTCAGTCGAAACAACACCGAGGATTCCGTTACCAGCAGTATGACACTGATTGTCAGACTGTTTACGGAACTCCGGCATTGCCTTCGACATTAATTCACGGAAGGTATTGATTACTGCCTTCGATGAACTATCAGTTCCCCATTCGGCTTTCTTGGTCCACTGAATACCAATCTTGAAGTGATTAGTATTAATGACACCTTTCTGCCAATCTGGTCCGGAACCAGTACCTAAATCTCCACCATCCGGGTCGTAGTAACCGAAATACCCGCCGGGCCGGAGATTCATTGGGATACGCATATCGCGTTCAGAGATTACTTCGACTGGACGCTTTTCTATTTCGGTGTAGAAAAGGTCATCCAAGTCATAGAGAACAGGCACCTTCTTGGTGACTTTCTCCATCTCTGTTGCGATGACAGACTGTGAGTTTACCATTTACCTATTTCCTACTGGAAGTTTTCAGTGTGATTTTACCGTCCAGAAAATCTCGGTCAGAGGTCTTAGAACGGTCAATATCTTTTGCACTGACGGTATGGTGTGTTTGAGTGGACAGATTAGTCGGAACTAGACGCTTCTTTTCATCTGGTTTCGCCTTCCGTCCGGTGGCTTCCTCTATAACTTTTTTCTTGGCAATAGGTAATACAGCTTTGGCGCGTGCTAGGTACGCGGATATGATTCTAGCTTTCCATTCGCTGGAATACTTTGCCGAACTAGCTTGAGAATACAAACTCTTAATACTTGCCTGATACCGCGTATCAGCTATTAAGAGATTGTTTACTTCATTCTCAATATCGCGAGCTACATTCTTCCTCTTGTAACTATCGAACTCGAAAGTGGTTAGTGCCGCAGTGATTTCTTTACCGAGTTTGAATCGTAACGACTCGATAACACTGTCATTGAATTCGCCGCGGATTCTTTCAGCGTGCTCGTCTCTTTCTCGCTCAAGGCGCTGAACTTCGGGGTCTTTTTCTTTAGACTTCTTGGGAGCACTAGAAAGCTTCGGGTCATTCGCAATTCCGTCTCCCTCGAAAAAGAAGTCATCAACGTAAAGAGCAGAATTCATCAGGTTCGTATTTTTGGCTTTCTTAGCCTGAATATATACCTGCTGGATAGCCCTCTTTATAGGAAGTGAAATAACTTCCGAATAGAGGTCTTTGTCCTGCTCCAAGAGGGCCGGTAAGATACTATGGGCGAATCGACCTAACGAATCTTTATCCGTCGATTCAATTGCTCTGAGTAGTTCTGCCGGCTTACCTTCGAGAATATCCGCTTCTAATTTAGCGAATGTTTCGACCCTATCTTTAGCTTCCTGAGCTTCTTCAATAGAGGGATAGATTTCAGTATACCTCTGCTCCCTGAATATAGTTGCTTTTAATTCAGGGAATTTCTTGAATAGCTCTGGAGACGCTTTCTTAATTGCCTGATAAAGCGAAAGCTCGCCAGTCTCGCTATCATCGGCGTCGTCCTCGGAATCCTCTCCAGATTCTTCATCATCAGAATCTGATTCATCATCCTTGTCGGTATCTTCCTCGCCGGAGGTATCGTCATCTACATCCTCATCTTTATCGGATTCATCTTTACCCGATTCGTCATCATCAGATTCATCATCTGGATTTTCAAAGTCTTTAATTTGACCTTCAGGTTTATCGTCAGCATTAAGAATGTCCATTTCGGCCGCGCCGGAGGGCCGAGAAGTATCTATTCCACCTGAACCGGGAGTATTTGTGTCAGCCATTATACCTTTTCCTTTTTATTTCCCTTTTCCTTGGGAACTTCACCTTGTGGAGCTTCTTCAACTGGAGGCGGCAACATCATTTGATGCGCCTCATAATGTAACATGCAATTCTGATAGGCTGCTGGATTCTCAGCCTTCAATCTCTGACCACGAGGAGAATTCATAATTGCAGATAGAATCTGCATATGAACCATATGGTCATCAATTGGTTCAGGCATTACAGATGGCTGCATCTGAATACCTAATTGTTCTGGAGAAACACCCGGAGGTAATAAGCTCATTGGGTCTGTGCCGGGAGGAATCTGCGCCTGTATTTCGGGCGGAATCATCGGCATTGGTTGAGCTTGAGCTAATTGTAAGAACTCTGCGTATTGCTTAGTTCTATCTTCCTCACCCGGAACATAAAGGTCATGAAGTCCAACAGCCTTCTTCATGAGTTGGGCATTATTCGGATTGAACAGGACGGCATTGATTTCGTCACTATTCATCTGCATCAAGTTGGTAACAACCTGATTGATTTGTTCCCAAGTGATTGGAAGTTGGTCGGAGAGTTCTGGTTCAGCTCTAGAGATTTTTCCGGACTCAATAGAGCTTTTCTTAATATCGACGTTCTTGAAAGCTCCACCTTCTTTCTGGGTAAATCTCTCGTCACCTTCCATGAATGAAATGAATTCGGAAGTAGAACGAGTAATTACATCACAACAGAATTCGGCGATAACTTTCCAAGTAATTCCTAAACGCTGTAGTGCATTAGCGTTTGATTTTTTGTATTCGTAAGCAGTTCCTCCACCACCTTCTAATGACCCGCCATAGATAGATGGGAAAGAGCCAGTTACAAACTGTGACCTTTGATTTATATCGTTGCTGTATGTTTCAATCTCCGAAGAAAGAGTTGCAGTCTTTGTCTGGAAGAAACCTTCACCTAAAGGCTTACCCGGTTCTGAACCCTTAGTTTGGGTAACTGAACCCGGCCGCGCCATTCCCTTGTTATATTGGTCAAGGTCTAATACTTCAGGTTTTACAAATGTCTCAGGAATTCCGTGTTCAACAGTTTGTAATCTAAGCTCATCGACTTCAGCTTGGATATCTTGGGCTGTTGCGAGATTAGTTCCAAGTGGTTCGCCATGAATGAAGGATGATAGAGGATTAATCGAGATAGTCCAGTGCTCATCCATCGCCTCTTTTGTAACATATTTAAGTTCATCATTAATGAAGATGCAGTAGCATCCTTCGGGATAAAGAGCGATGAGTTCGTTAATCTCCTTTTCCTTGCCATCACCAAGAATATGAAATTGCCACGGACGAAGCCAAAGACATTTAACTGATGCGACGTTTTCTGGTGCGGCTCCGAAATAATTTGTAGCGTTGCGCGCCCAATCCATCGAGTCTTGATTGGTGTATGTGCCAATCTTATTGTCACGAAAAGCAGACCGAACATATGCGACGTTTTGAGAGAAATTAAGGAGGAGATAACCGCAATTAATCTGTTCCTTCGCATAGATACTAACCTTTACAGAACGTGGGTCAAATATATCAATTAGAACCCGACCTTTATCAACCTTATCCGTTCCAGTCTGAACTTCCATTTCACTCAGCACGGGCTGAGAATTTGGTGGCAATACTTGACCACAAACTTCACAAGGAATTGGCTCAAGAATTGGCTCGGCCGTCCTCCCGAATTCATAATCGCAGTTCGGACAGGTATTTTGGAACTCTGGAATTGGAATCTTCTCAAACTTTGGTTTGTGAATGACTCCGTATTTCGGGTCGGTTTTATAGTAATTGTAAGCAAAAATGGTGCCATGATTGAAGAATACAGCTAATGCTCTCATAAAGAGCATCGGAGCTTTGATGTGCTTTTGTATTAGAGCTGAAACTTGAGAATGAGCGTCTGCTGCTTCTAAGTCTAGAGGATTCTCCGCATCATCTGGAAAAAAGACGACTGAAGGAACAGTAACAGATAAAGCTGCGATAATTGCTTCAGCATGAGCACGGTAAATCGCAATGATGCGAGGAGGAACTGCACTTTCTTCCTCATTCTCTAGAGATTCCCAATCAGGTATTCGCCAACCACCTAAACCACCACCCATTCCAGCATCCCAGAATAAAGCGATAATGTTATTGAAGTAATATTCGAGACGCGCCCATTTCTGAATCATGGCCCAGTAAACTCCCTGGTCCTCTAATTCAGCTTTTCTCAGGATGTCTTTAAGACAACCCTGCAAGTCCTCATTAATCGGGAGGTCAGGATTGACTTCATCATCCGGCCCGACCGAATCGGCCGGTTTAGTTTCGGATTGATTAGCTAAAGTTTCCATTATTCAACCGATTCAGTTTCAACAGGAAGATGCTCTTCATATTCTTTCCTATGTTTAAGAGCAGTTCTTTCTAATTTGTGTCTAGTATCTTTCCAAGTCGGCCTTCCAATCGACTTGAATTCTTGAGAAAGAACAACTTTTTCTTCCTTCGGCTCTAACAATAGAGACTTTAGATAACGATTCTCTGACTTAAGTTCTTCGTTCCATTCTCTAATGACGATGCATTCTCGACACTGAAAAGCGGCGCCTGCGCGTCGTAGTAAGTTTCCGAGATTTACTCTCAAGAAACTCCAACTTACGATAAAGACTCGTAGTATCCAGAGTCCCAGCAATCGCAGCTTCAACATTTTTCAAGTTCTCCATATTAGCAGCGTCTTTAATTAGGTAATCTCTAACGCCACCAAGCAATATTCTTAATCCATCATAAGGGTCGTCACCTGAAAACTCTGCAACGTCCTCTGGATTAGTCTCGTCGTAAATACAATCCGGAATAGTATTAATCAGTTTCTGACAAGTATTAAAGACCTGTAATTTAGGAAGATTTTCCTCAGGCTCTTGAGGCTTATATGAGGACATGTAATTCTCATAAGCCTGAGTTCCTTTATTCCTAAAAATATGGTCTGCAAATTCTGGGTCAAAGGGTTCTAAGAACTTCTGAATATCTGCTTTCGGCTTCCATCGCAGATACTCATGAACTAACAACTTCCCTTGAACCCTAGCTTTTTCTCCTAATGCTACTCCACACTTGAATCCGTTAGTATTTAGCGCGTGCTGCAATTGATACTGAATCGTTTGCATTTCTCCGCGCTGTTGGCTTGCTGAATGGCATATGCGGATGGACTTAATCTCTTGAGCATGTTCACCCGTTAAGTTTATAAAGTCGTTAATCCATTCAGCGGTCTTTTTCTCTTTTTCCGCATATTCTTGGTATGCAAAGACGCGACCTTTTGGAGATAAGGCCGCCCAACCAACCCAAGTATATGCTTTGAATCCCCAATCAATTCCGATAATTTT